CAGTGACGCTGGAGCCGTTGTTGGCTTGGGGATTATGGACCGCGCCAGCCAGATCATCATGAATGATCAGGTGGTGACGGTGGACTATGCGCTGACCGCCAGGACCGATCAGTTTGGCGAGTTGCAGTATGGCGACCAGGTGCAGCACGAGGGATTGACGTACAAGCTGCAGCATGAACCGTTGCGGCTGGCTGACGGCCGGTTCTGCGTGATGGTGCTGGAGCTAGTGCAGAAGGTCGCCACCTACCTAGTGACGCTGAGCGGCCTGCGGATCACGACCCTCGACAACAGACAGCTCCGCATTCTGTAGGTATGGCTGAAACCACGATCACAGGCCTGCCGAACGCCACGACCCCGCTCGATGGAACTGAGCGGGTGCCGATGGATCAGGCTGGGGCGACGAAGGACGCCACCACCCAAGATATTGCGAATCTGGCGGCTGGCGCGATCAGCAGTGCTGTGGCTGCCCACGTAGCAGCTGCAGACCCCCACCCCGGCTACCTGACCGCCGCGGAAGGCAACGCGGCCTACGCCACCGCAGCACAGGGCACGCTGGCGAGCACAGCGATTCAGCCAGGGAATGCAGCACTGACCGACGCCCGCACCCCCACGGCGCACAAAACCACCCACGCCACGGGCGGCACTGATGCGCTCACCCCGGGCGACATTGGCGCTGCAACGGCTGCGCAAGGCTCACTCGCGGCGACGGCAGTCCAACCCGGCAGCCTGGCGACGGTAGCCACCAGCGGCGCCTATGGCGATCTAAGCGGGCGCCCCACGCTGGGCACGGCAGCAGCAGCAGCTAGCACGGACTTCGCCCCCGCAGCGCAAGGCGTCACGAACGGCAACAGCCACGACCACAACGGCGGCGATGGGGCGCAGATCGCTTACGGCAGCCTGTCGGGATTGCCGTCGATTCCCAGCACATACTCCGACCTGGGGCCTCTCGGTGACGGCCTAATACTGGTGCTCAGCAACAAGGGCGAAACAGCAACCGCCGGGACTAACTATGTCGAGTGGCCTGTGCCTGTGCCATCGGGGGACTTTACGCTGACAGCGGTGCGGTTTGGCAGTCATATCGACAACACCGGCAGCAGCAGCAGCACCTTCAATGCCTACAAACGCACCGCCGCCGGTACCAAGACATCGGTGCTGACCGGCAACGCCACGTTGGCATCAGGCGCGAGCTTGGTGAATGCCTCCGCCTCGCTGATCGCCAGCCCGACATTTACCGCCGGGGACCGGATCGGCGTCGATCTGGTTGGCGTCGGCACTGGGGCTCAGGGCCTGTTCGCTCAATTTCTGTTTACCCGTTCTGCTGTCTAACCATGACTGACACCATCAAGACCAATCTCGACACCGGCATTCGGTACTACGACGAGCAAGGCCCGCGCGAGGGCCAGAGCGTCGATCTGTTTGTGCCGATGAGGAACAATGTGCCCACCAACCCAGCCGGCGCCAGGTGGCCCAACCTGTTCGGTCTGCCCTACGACGGCACCCAGATCAAGTTCTACCTGAGGGGCGAACCTCAGGTGCGCGAGTACGACTCTCAGATTTTCTACGAGGTGGCCAGCTGGGGGCCTGTGGACTATCCGAACCCGAAGGTCGGCGGCCCTGTTGGGACGTGGGAAGAGACGTTGGAGGTGCTGCGCCGGCCAGATGACGAGCTGCTGAATCAGGTGGAGGCCGCGAGGTTGCAGGCCAACGCCCGGCTGTATCCGAGCAACGAAGATCCGATGCTGGCCGTGCTGCTGGCTGAGGCTATCCGGCGCGATCAGGAGGGCACGGCAACTGCTGCCATGGTTGACCTGCTGCAGCGCCATCAGGCACTGGTCGAGGCGGGCTACGGCAACATAGAGCGGGCGAAAGAACTGCGCCAGCAGATCGAGGCAGGCCAGCCGTTTGACCTCTCTGCTGGATGGATCAATGAGCTGCCAGCATGAGTGGCGCAGGGGGCCTTATGCAGGAGGGAATCGGATGCTGATTGTTCAAAGAAGGAGGGTGAGTGCCTACGACCCCGACGCGCAGGCGTACATCACTGCCGTGGAGGCTGCTGATACCCAGGCGCTGGAAGTTGGCGTGAAGGATGCAATAAATGCGTTTGTGGTGGGGTGCAAAGCTGATGGGATCTGGAGCGCTATCAAGGCGTCGTGCATCATGGCCGGTGCCCGCACACTGGCCGGTGCGCTGGTGCCGTTGGTGGGGGCGGCGCCGACTCGGTTCGGCACGGAAGGCGGTTGGAATTACAATCGAAAAACGGGGACGGCGGGGAATGGGACGAATAACTATCTGAACACCGGCCGAAATAACAACGCTGATCCGCAAAACAACTTTCACATGAGTGTTCATGTATCTACAACAGGTACAGGTGGATACTATTTAGGCTCAAATGTATTAGTTTCTGGCAGTAGCATGATTCTTAATGACCCTACTAATACACGCGATAGATGGAATAGCAGATCACCTAGCGCCGACCAGCTTACACCCAACACGCACAATATCATTGGATTTAAGGGAAGCACTAGAAACAATGGCTCAACGTTTTCCGTGAGAACCGATGGAGTAACTGTTGCTCCTACAATTACTGGAGGGGGTGTGCTAACTTCCGTCACTCCTGATTCTTCCCAAATATATGTATTTGCGCGTAATGGCACTGGCGGCACCCCAGGAGCTTTTCTGTCCAATGCTGTCCGCCTAGCCTTCTACTCCATAGGCGAATCCCTCAACCTCGCCCTCCTGGACGCCCGCGTGACCGCTCTGATCAACGCCATCGCGGCGGCGATACCGTAAAGCAATGAACACACTTACCACCACTCAGAACACTCTGGCCCATCGTCCGCCCGAAACGCTGCTTTCGTTCAGCATCGGCCCAGCCTGCGACCTTGCCGAACTGGACCGAGAGTTCAAGGCATGGCTCAGGACGCCAATCAAGCCTGAAGAGATCGAGAGGCTAAACCGCACCTCGTAGTGTCCCTCGACTTCTCCGCCCTGCAATCCCCCGCCAATCCACCACCCCACCGGGCGCCGCGCCAACGGGCCCGGTTTTTTGTGCCCTGCACACTGAGGTATGACCACCCCAGCCCCCAGCCTCCGAGAGCAGATCCTGAACCACATCCACACCGTCACCCTGCCGGGCACGGTGCGGGTCGGCACGAGGATCTACCGCAGCCGCGTGCAGGCGATCTCCAGGCCCGAAACCCCAGCGGTGATCGTCAGCCCTGGCGAGGACAACCCGGTGAAGGCTCCCAGTACCACCGGCGCAAGCCTCGGGCGCCTTGACAACGCTTTGGTGGCCCTGATCGAAACCTACGTGCGCGGCGATGTGCCGGACCAGCTGGCGGACCCCATCGTGACCGACGTTCACGCCCGCATGATGGCCGACCGCACCCTTGGCGGCTTGGCCCATGACGTGCAGCCGGATGGCTACCTGCCAGAGATGGAGGCAGCCGATGCCACGTCTGGCCGCATGACCCAAAGATTCCTGATCCGCTACCGGACACGTGACAACGCAATCAACGCCGCTCCATAGCCTGAGGGTACGGAAGCTCACCCCTAACTATGGCGGCCGACCAACACTATGAGCACCACGGCCTATCTGGCGAGTTTGTGATGCTCCCCAGTGGCCAGATGGTGCCCGCCGCTGAGGCGCCCACGCCTGAGCCCGCCAAGCCCGCTCAACCCGCGCCGAAGGCCAAGGACTGATGACTGATCTCCTGATTCGCAACAGCTTCGCGCTGGTGAAGGCCGAGACTAGCTACGGCACCCTGGCCAGCTCGATCGCCAATACCGACGCGGTAAAGATCGTGTCGCTGGAGATCAACCCGATCACTGGTACTCGCGTGGAGCGGGCCCTGATCAAGGGGTTCCTCGGCGCCGACCGGCAACCGCTGACCAATGAGCACGCGGCCGTCACGATCACGTTCGAGTGGGGCGGTTCTGGCGTTGCCGCCACTGCCCCCCGGTTCACGCCCCTGCTGCAGGCGGCCGGTATGAACGTCTCGGCAATGGCCGAGCTAACCGGCACCGCCACCGCAGGCGGCGCCAACACCCTCACCCTGGCCGACCTAGGCGGCAGCAACCCCGCAACTGACGCTTACCTGGGCCTGCCAATCGAGATCACCAGCGGCGCCAACACCGGCCACAAGGGCGTGATCGTGGCACACAACGGCTCGACCCGTGAAGTGACGGTTGTTCCTTCCACTGCATCCTTCACTGGCGGCGCAGTGGGCTACAAGATCCCCGCGCTGTCCCTGCTGCAGCCGATCAGCACCTTTGGCAACGGCAGCAGCTGCACCATCGTGGCGGTGAAGGACGGCACCAACGTTCACCGGATCGATGGATTCCGCGGCAGCCCGGCCCTCAACAGCACTCTGAACGGTTACGGCACGTTCACGATTACCGGCGTCGGCCGTTACACCACCCCCACCGCTAGGAGCGCTGAAGGATTTATCTACAGCAACCAGGCCGAGCCGGTGCCTGTCACCCCGACCCACACCAAAGCGATGAGGTTCCAGGGATTCAATCCCTGCTCTGAAGGGTTCACGTTCGACTGGGGCCTGTCGACCGTGTTCCGCTCACTGATTGGCTGCGAACCTAAAGCCCGCATCACCGACCGCCCCAACCCGAACGGCACGATCACGATCGAAAACCCGCCTGTGGCGACAAAGAACTTCTTTACCGCCGCAGCTGACAACAGCGGCGCCAGCGATGGCCCGTTCGTTGTGCAACAGGGCACTACGGCTACCGAAAGCTCCATTTTCTTCTGTCCCAAGGCAGCAATCAGTGGCGACCTCTCGTTCTCTGATTCTGACGGGACCAGCATGTTGCAGATCCCATTTACCGCGCTGCCCAAGTCCGCAGCTGGCAACGACGAAACCCGCCTCGTTTTCTTCTGATCCTCATGTTTCACCTGTATCAGCTGGACCACATCGAGTGGCCGGTAAGTGTTGACCTGCCGTCCAAATCAGGCGTAAAGAAGGCCTACACCTTCACCGCGCATTTTCGGATGCTCGATCAGGAGGAGTGCGATGAGCTGAACGAACGGCACAACGCGCTGGTGGTGGCCACGGTCAGGCGCTACGAAGCCCTTAGGGACTACCGGGGCAGCTCCGACCTAGAGCCCGTCACCGAGGAGCTCCCCTGCACCTACCAGGACCTGGCGGCCGAGGTGCTCTGTGGCTGGGGTGATGAGGTGGTGGGCGAGGATGATGAGCCGCTGGAGTTCACGCCAGCCACCAAGGCCAGGATGCTGCAGATGCAAGGCGCTGCGT